ATTAGTAGATACATCAGGCGTAAAGTTTGTTGCTAAATTAACAAACATTTCTGATGGCACTGGTGAAACAGATGTTATTAAAGTAGATGCTTCAGCTACTACTTTTATGACTGAAAATGGTAGCCGAAAGATTGCTAAAATATGGTTTTCTGTGAATACAGCAAACCCTAAATCAGCTGTAGAACTTAAATGGGCCGGCGCTACAAATGCTACAGCTTTGTTTTTAAGTGGCCAAGGTTTTTTTGATTTAAGAGAAGCGGGAGATGAGATCACAAATAATGCTACTACACCAACAGGTGACGTATTATTAAGCACACGAAATTTTGCTAGTGGAGATAACTATTCATTAGTGATAGAGTTTAGATAAAATATAAATAGTAAGAGAGAGAACTATGAAACTTATAAGAGAAGAAATCAACGACGCTACATATATCGTAGAAGAAAAAGAAGGTAAAAAAAACTATACTATTAAAGGTATATTTTTACAATCAGACATTAAAAACCGTAACGGTAGAATTTACCCAAGTAACATACTTCTAAAAGAAGTTAAAAGATATAACCAAGAATTTATCAATAAAAATAGAGCATTCGGCGAACTAGGCCATCCAGAAGGACCAACTGTGAACTTAGAAAGAGTATCACATATGATTAAGAAGTTGTATCCAGAAGGAAAAAATTTCATAGGTGAAGCAAAAATTATGGACACTCCATACGGTAAGATCGTAAAGAGTCTTATAGATGAAGGCGCTAAACTAGGCGTGTCATCAAGAGGTATGGGTTCCTTAGTACAAAAAAATGGTGGTAACTACGTAGGAGAAGATTTTTACTTAGCTACGGCCGCTGACATTGTGGCAGATCCATCTGCTCCAGATGCTTTCGTAGAAGGCATTATGGAAACAAAAGAGTGGGTGTGGAACAATGGTATGCTTGTAGAACAAGACGTAGAGGCTTGGAAACAAGAGTTAATTAAGACAAAAAGACTTGATTTAGCTGAGAAAAAGGCTAGTATATTCAAGGATTTTTTAAGTAAATTATAATAGAAAATCAAACAATTATAAATATCATTATTAAAAGAGAGATATTTTAATTCGAATTAATATATAAAGGAGATTTCTCAAATGGCTACAGAAAAACAAGTAGAAGTCAAAGCAGAAACAATAGTAGAACAAGACACTATTGCTGACGCTCCAAAAAAGAATGCTGTGGCAGCTGAAACTAGTCCGCTTAAAAATGAAGCAGAAGATTTAGGTGCAGCCGTTGTTAAACCAACAGACAGCAATCCTGACGCTACAAAAAAATCAAAAAAAGTTTCTGACGCAGTAAATGCTAAAGCAGCAGATGTTGACGCTAGTAAACAACCAGATACAGAAGCTGGTGTTACAAAAGTTGTTCATCCAGCAGGCGAAGCAATGAAAGTAGAAGAAACTGAACAAGAAGAAGTTATTGACGTTTCTGATGATGTAAAAGCATTAATCGGAGATGAAAAATTAACGGAAGAATTTAAAGCAAAAGCTGCAACTATATTTGAAGCTGCTATCAAGTCAAAAATGAAAGCAGAAAAAGCAAAAATGGAAATGGGCTATGCTAAAAAACTTAAAGAAAATATTGATGTTACAAAAGCAGAACTCGTTGAAAAAGTAGATTCATACCTAAACTACGTTGTTGAGGAATGGATGAAATCAAACGAACTTGCTATTGAGCGAGGCATCAAAGGTGAAATCGCTGAGGACTTTATTACTGGTCTTAAAAAATTATTTGAAGATCATTACATAAACGTACCAGACGAAAAATATGATGTGTTAGAAGATCAAGCTTCTAAAATCGAAGAGCTTAACAGTAAGTTAAATGAGCAAATCGACGCTAACGTTAAATTAAATTCTGAAATTGGTAAATTAACAAGACAAGATATAGTTGACGCTGTATCTTCTGATCTTGCTGATACTAACAAAGAAAAGTTTAACAAATTAGCAGAAGAAATTGAATACACTAATGCTGACGAGTTTAAGAAAAAAGTAACGACTATTAAAGAGTCTTACTTTTCAACAAAAGAAATTTCATCTAAAAGTGAAATAGATAACGTTGCCGAAGGCGAAACTACTCACGTAGATTTGTCAAACGCTATGACTGCTTACACGGCCGCTATCACAAAAACAAAGAATTTAATTCAATTAAATTCAAAAAAATAAAGGGAGAAAATAAAAAGATATGTACTTATCTGAACAATTAGTTAAAAAGTGGTCACCGGTCCTTGAACATCCAGAACTCCCAAAAGTTACGGATAGTTATAAAAGAGCGGTTACTGCTGTTATCTTGGAAAACCAAGAAAGAGCATTAAGAGAAGATAGAGCATTCATGTCAGAAGCTGCTCCAACGAACAGCACTGATGCATCTTCTATACAGAATTGGGATCCAATCCTAATTTCTTTAGTAAGAAGAGCAATGCCAAATCTTATAGCATATGACATAGCAGGCGTACAGCCTATGACTGGTCCAACAGGACTGATCTTCGCTATGAGAGCTAAATTTGCATCACAAGCGGGAACAGAAGCTTTATTCAATGAAGCTGACACTGACTTCTCAGCAAGAAACTTACTCGGAGACTCTACAATAGGTGGTGTTGACGGTTTAGGTGGTGGTCAAACAGGAACTAACCCAGCGTTGTTAAACGACAGCCCTGCCGGTGCTTATTCAGCACAAGGTGGTATGGCGACTGCAACTGCTGAAGCTCTAGGTGATTCTGCTAATAATAGCTTTGCTGAAATGGCGTTTTCAATCGAGAAATCGACTGTAACTGCTAAATCAAGAGCATTAAAAGCCGAATACACAATGGAACTAGCACAAGACCTTAAAGCAATCCACGGTTTGGATGCAGAAACAGAATTAGCAAATATTCTGTCTGCTGAAATCCTTGCTGAAATCAATAGAGAGATCGTAAGAACTATCTATTTGGTTGCTGAAGCTGGTGCTCAAGTTTCTACAACAACTGCTGGTATATTTGACTTAGATACAGATTCAAACGGAAGATGGTCCGTTGAACGTTTCAAAGGTTTAATGTTCCAAGTTGAAAGAGAAGCTAATTTGATAGCACAAAGAACACGTAGAGGTAAAGGAAATATCCTTATAACTTCTTCTGATGTTGCATCTGCTTTACAAATGGCTGGTGTATTAGACTACGCTCCTGCTTTAAACAACAATTTAAATGTTGATGACACAGGAAACACGTTTGCTGGAGTATTAAACGGTAGATATAAAGTTTATATCGATCCATATTCTGCAAACAACGCAGCTAAACAATACTTTGTAGTAGGATATAAAGGTTCATCTCAATATGACGCCGGTATATTCTATTGTCCATACGTTCCACTACAAATGGTGAGAGCAGTTGGGCAAGATAATTTCCAACCAAAAATCGGATTTAAAACGAGATATGGTATCCAAGCTAACCCATTTGCTGAGAGCTCAGGTTCTTCAGCTGCTGCGGTTATCAATGGAGCAGGAAATATCAACTCAAACAGATACTACAGAAGAACACAAGTAGCGAACTTAATGTAAGCTAATTGTTACTTCTTAGTAACACAGTTAAAAAGGGAGAGCCTAAAAACTCTCCCTTTTTTATGCATAAATATTAATATGACAGTTACAAACTCATATTTAAGACAACCTCAAAAGCTGGACTATGCTAGTCCTACTCAATTTAAATTTAGTATAATCAAGTTACCTAAAGTTGAATACTTTTGTACGGCCATTAATGTGCCAGGAATTTCAATAGGAGTTTCTACTCAATCTACACCTTTAAAAGATATACCATATCCTGGTGAAAAAATTACATATCAAGATTTAACAATGACTTTCCTTGTAGATGAGAATTTACAAAACTACCAAGAAATTCACGGTTGGTTAGTTGGCCTAGGTTTTCCTAGAGACCACGATGAATATAAAAATTTATTAAATGCCGCTATTGATCGTTTTCCTACTTCAAAAGGAAGCACAAGTAAAGAACCAGGAAAAGTTAAATACGGTGCTCCTAGTCAAGGTGGTACATTTTCTGATGCTACACTTACAATACTATCAGCAAAGAACAATCCAGTGACGGAGATACGATTTAAAGATGTGTTTCCTATCAGTTTAGGCGGCCTATCTTACAATCAACAAGCTACAGACATTAACTATCTTTCTGTTGATGTTTCTTTTAAATATTCAATATATGAATTTGCTTCAACAGTAGGTTCATCAACAACGGCCGTTACTACAACATAGGTTGATTTTTTTATAGTTTTGTGATATAATTATATTATGGATTTAGAACAATTACAATTAGAAGCCGACAAAGACCTTAAAATTAATGATACTGAATTAGATTTAGAATCATTAAAAACTCCACAATTGCATAACAAGTATATGAAACATTATACTAAGTTTAAATTACTTCTTACACGTACTGAAGATGAGTTAAGAATATTAAGACGTGATAAATGGGAATATTACACAGGCAAATCAGCTCCTCAAATTTATCAATTAAAACCTTTTAACTTTAAAATATTAAAAACAGACGTTGACAAATATTTAGAATCTGATGAAGATATACAAAAGCTAACTCAAAAGGTGGCCTACTTAAACGTTGTTGTTGACTTTCTGGATAAAACTTTAAGAGTCATAGTTAATCGAACATACACTATAAAAAATGCCATAGAGTGGCGTAGATTTACAAGTGGTGCTGTATAATGCACTTAGAAAATAATCATTGTATTTCTAATGGATATTTTGATAGAAAATACTGTGATGAAATTATTTCTCAAGCCGAAACATCTAAACTTCATATGGCCAAAGTCCAAGATGGTTTGAATATAAACAGAAAATCAAAAATTACTTGGTTAACAAATGATAAATTAAATAAGAATATAAATGAAATTATTTTAGATCATAATAAAAAGGCCAAATGGAATTTTGTTTTAAAAGAATTTGAACCATTACAATATACAGTTTATGAAACAAACGACCATTATGATTGGCATATA